GCACAAGAAGTACACCGCTCTAAACTGGAACGTCTTGAGTCGCTCATGGAAGAATCTTCCAGCCCCACACTTGTCTTCTACCATTTCAAGCACTCCCTCCAGCGGATACGTCTTCAATTCCCAGAGGCGGTGGTCTTGGACGATGACAACATTGCGGCGTGGCGCCGTGGCGAGATTCGTATGCTGCTTGCCCACCCGCAGAGCGGCGGGATTGGGCTTAATCTACAGTGCAACGTTGGAGACACAGCACAGACAGTCTGGTTCGATCTCCCATGGAGCTCAGAAAACTATATCCAGGCGAATGCTCGGATCTACCGCCAAGGGCAAGAAAAACCGGTTATCATACATCATTTAACTATATCTAATAGCGTGGATGAAAGAGTAGTAGCAGTATTAGAAGGCAAAATAACTTTACAAGAGGCAATCCTAGAATCACTTCAATTATGACAACAAAAATTCAAGCAGTAGCACCACGTTTATCGGATGAAGATCCAGATCCAATTGAACAAGACGAAACAGAAGGCATAGCTTCTAGTATTGTAGAAGGATCAGGTTGGCTACCATGGGATGCTGAAGACATCTCGGATATAAAACGACTAATAGCAAAAATGCCAGAAAAACAACGTAAAGTTTTAGATGCTTTCTTACAAGGTTTCAGTTATAATGATATGAGAATGACCGAAAAAACTTGGCGTTATCACTTTAACGCTGGGATTGAATTTATTAAACAGGAACTTAAACTATGAGTATTTTTATTGTAGAACATGAAGTTAAAGGCCAATCCTTGTTTGATACCATACGTGGTGTAGAGGACATTGATATTTCTATGTTTGAGCCAATTAAAACATTATGGGTTTGTGATAACGAGACAGAAGTCATGGCTGTAGAAGAAGAGTTAAGGAGAAAGCATGCACGACCCAGTTAATCAACCCAAGCATTACACAAGCCACCCCTCTGGAATTGATTGTATTCAAATTACAGAACACATGGGATTTAACCTCGGCAATGCTATTAAATATATTTGGCGCGCAGATTTAAAAGACGACGCCATGGAAGACTTACGAAAAGCACGTTGGTATATCGAACGTGAAATTACAAAAAGAACCAAACCCGTGTTTCACGAAATGGTAGACTGGGGTAAATATGTTAAACAAGTTGAAGAGGAGTGCGGCAAATGATGATAGAAATTGACGACGATATTGTCGATGATATTACAAGAATGTGTTTGGCAAATAGTTATGTCGGTATTGCAGACATGATGAAGAACCCAACAGCATGGCACGAAGATGATGTTGCGTCTTGGAAAGAATTACTTCCAGCAATGAAGATTGTCGGTGCTTGGTATAGCGTTGATTTTAACGCCGATATTAAAAAGGCTAAGAAAAGAAAATGAATCCTAAAGTAGATTTAGAATCCGCCATCATGCTGGCATGGCAAACCAGTGAAGATATCGACCTATTATTTAAACATTACGGCGACCACCCGGTCCCAATGAGTGAAGATGAAGTGTTAAACGCATTACTTGGTATTAAGACCCTTCACGACATGCGTTGCGAATCGTTGATGGACAAGTACTGTCAAAAGATGGAATTAGATCAGTACTGCACTGATCCAGAGAAGTTAGCAGCAAGAGAGTTTTTATTTGGAACTAAACAACCTAAGAAAGGCAAGAAGAAATGACACAAGAAGCACAAAAAGACCCGTTAGATAACGAAATTTTAATTTTTAAATTAACAGTGGAGCAAACAAACCACGCATTACAGATTTTTGGAAACGCACCATACGCAGTATCAGCTCCGCTAATAGGTATATTTAGAGCACAAGGCGAGCCACAGTTTAAAGTTTTACAAGAAGCACAGAAAGCTAAAGATGAATCTAAAGAAACTCCTGCGCAGTAAAGGAATGAGCAACGATATTGCTACAGCTATTGCTAAAGCAGTTGAAAAGCAAACAGAAAAGATAACTGAGGAGGAGGAACTTAAAGCACAGTTAAAAGCTCAAAAGATGACCATGGATATTGTCCGCGAATTGTTCGGCAGTAAAGAGCCCCCAGTAGCTAAAAAAAGAACCATTATTACTCCAGATTAGGGGCGGTTTTTCCCTGTTTTTTGCATTAGTAGATATAGGAGCTCGTCGTGAGACGCCTCTGTTTGGCGTAAAGAAGCCTGACAGCCGGAAAGACGGCATTCACATTACACACATAGAAAGAAACAAAATGAATCCATTTGAATTACGCTTTTCCATTTTCAACACAGCTAAAGACATTTTAGTTAAGCAGCATGAAGCCAACTTGGCTGCGTGGGAATTGCTTAATAAAAGCTCTAAAAAAGTAGAAGAAGTTTCCCCGAAATTTCCAACAGTTGAAGAAATTGTGGAAAAAGCTATTGAAATAAACAAATTTATTAGCGAAACCAGCCAGCATGAATTTGCTAAACTCGGCAAACGTATCACTGGTACAACAGTAATATTCTAAACAACTGGGCCCCATAATGGGGTCCTCCTCAAGGAAATATCATGGCTGAACTAGCCCCACCATTAGAAAACCTACAAGCACCAGCAAACGATATACCCCCAGAACCAACTCCCCCCGCAGAATAATGGCAACTAAGAAACCAACAAAATACGTATTTAAACCAGAAATGTGCGACCGCATCATTGCTATGGGTAGAGAAGGTGCTTCCCAAAAAATGATGTTTGCAGATATTGGTATCAATAAGGGTGTGGCAGACACTTGGAAAAAGAACTACCCCGAGTTTGCTGATGCACTAGACAGCGCTGTAACTAACGCCCAAGCCTATTGGGAGCGTGAGATTCTGGCAAACGTCAACAACAAAGGCTTTAACAGCCGTTTGGCAGAGATTGCTCTCAGAGGCCAATTCCAACAAGATTACCGAGAAACACGGGACATCAAATTAGACGCAAAAGTAGAAACTAAGGTCGATTTTAATAAAGAGATAGCAGATTTATTAGCCGCCCTAAAATAAATATATTTTTAATTCGGTGAAAAAGGGGCTTGACTAGGCCCCTTTTTTGCATTAGTATGTATACATCTTAATCGAATTGAAAGAATAAAATGACTGCACATGCGATGCTATCAGCCTCCGGATCTAAACGGTGGCTGTCTTGTACTCCTAGCGCCCGGCTAGAAGCTACCCTCCCAGAACAAAAAAGAAATACCAAGGGGATTGATTTCTCTGCGGAAGGCACACTTGCCCACTCACTTGGCGAAATACGCCTACGTTTACAGTTTAATCAAATAGGACACGAAGAATACGAAAGAGAATATGAAATCATTAAAACCCACCCAATCTACAAAGATTACGCATCCGATGAACGCGACGATTTTGAGGCTCACGTTGATAACTACGTTCTTTACGTTCGTTCCCAAATTGGTGAAGGCGATACTCCGTTGTTTGAACAGCGTGTGGACTTCAGCGATTGGGTTCCTGACGGCTTTGGTACAGCCGATGTGGTTATACTTTCTAAGCACTCCATTCGGGTCATTGACCTCAAATTCGGACGTGGTATCCCAGTCTACGCCCAAGACAACCCCCAATTACGCCTCTATGCACTCGGAGCTTACAGCAAGTTCAAAGACGAGTGGCCAGAAATTCAAGAAGTATCCTATACCATCCACCAGCCCCGACTTGACAGTATCAGTACCGACGGTACCAGCATCCGTAAACTTATCGACTGGGCCGACTATTTCGTCAAACCCAAAGCCAAGAAAGCGTGGAGCGGTGCGGGCGAGTTCCTCCCCGGTGAATGGTGTCAATTCTGTCGTGCCAAAGCAACGTGCAGATCGCGCAGTGACTTCAACACCGAGCTCGCCAAGCAAGACTTCAAAGACCCACCACTCCTTAGCGAAGAAGAAGTCATCGAAGTCCTTGCCAAAGCCCAAGACCTAAGAACATGGGCAAATGACGTAGAAGAATACGCATTGGATAAAGCCGTAAAAGAAAACATTATTCCAGCGGGTTTTAAATTGGCAACAACCAAGACGCATCGTAAGATTTCTGATAACCAATTAGCTGCTGCTGTACTTGTTGAAAAAGGAATGCCAGTAGAACAAATCTGGAATCAACCAACGCTTAAATCTATTCCCAATTTGGAAAAGATTAACCCACAAGTAACAGCGTGGCTGGGTGATTTAGTATTACGACCAGATGGGCAACCTAAGTTAGTACGAGTTAAACAAGCCGCTAAGGAGGACTTTGCATGAACGCTTGGCTAATTGGGCTTATCGGTGTTGTTTATACAATCGTAGCAATACAGTTTATAATGAAAGGCCAAGTAGGCATGGGGATCTCATTCCTAGGGTACGCCCTTGGCAATGTAGGTCTTGTTATGGTAACATTACAACTATAAGAAAGTACCTATGAAAGTAGCATGTCTTGGCAATGATATTGAAGTACCAGATTATTTAATAGATACATACATTAAACAATTTGACGGTTTACCTGGTAGTGGAAATAGAGAAGCTGTCTTACAATTACGTGGTACAATGTATGATGTAATTGATTACATAGCAGAAGACCCAGAAGCGCTACATGAAGTTGAGTATAGAAATGATTTCATTAACGCTTTAGCAGTACACAGAGCATTAGAAGTTCACGGATTGTTGCACGATTCGTAAAAGTGTGTATAATAGATAGTACGGGTAGACGAATTGGCCCCGATTTAAGTCCAGTTCTAAAGTAAATAAGGAATTAAAATGCAATCCAATAAAGTTAAAATCGTAACTGGTAAAGTTCGTTTCTCATACGCTAATGTGTTCCAGCCTAAAGCTGGTATGAACGGCGGCGAACCAAAGTATTCAGTGTCCATTCTTATTCCTAAGTCTGATACTGAAGGTGTAGCAAAACTCAAAAAAGCATTTGAAGATTGCAAAACTAGTAACGCGGCTTTCTTTGGTGGCTCAGTACCAAAAGGTTTAAAAGGTGGTTTACGTGATGGCGACGAAGAGCGTGATGATGACGCTTACGCTGGTCATTATTTTATTAACGCTAACAGTGCGCAAAAGCCACAAGTTGTAGATGTAAATCGTGAAGAATTGTTTGACCAAAGCGAGTTCTACAGCGGTTGCTATGGCCGTGCTTCAGTAACATTTTATCCATACAATGCCGCTGGTTCTAAAGGTATTGCATGTGGTTTAAACAATCTTCAGAAATTAGAAGATGCAGATAAATTAGGTGGTGGTTCTTCTGCTGCCGCCGACTTCGCAGTATAAGTAGTTCCTTTCAGTAGTACTGTAGTACGGGGAGTGTCCATAGAAACTGTGGCACTCCCTTTTTTCCCCCTAACTTATAACTATAAAAGAAGCCATGGATCAATACCAAGAATATATCGCCGCCAGCCGTTATGCCCGTTACCAAGACGATAAAGGTCGTCGTGAAAGCTGGGACGAGACAGTACAACGTTTTACAGATTACATCTTTAGCCGTACCCCAGCGTTAAATACAAGCAACTCTAATTTAAACCCGTTGTATCATAATTTAAGAGATCAACTTTATGATGCTATCATTAACCTTGAATTGATGCCGTCCATGCGCGCCATGATGACAGCAGGAAAGAGTGCCGATCGTGACAATACTTGTGTCTATAATTGCTCGTATCTCCCAGTGGATGACCCCAAATCGTTTGATGAGGCGATGTTCATCTTGCTCTGCGGAACTGGAGTTGGGTTCTCAGTCGAGTCAAAATACAT